GGGAAGGTCACCCGTATTGCGGATCGGGCTGAGTTGAACGGGGCCACCATCTACTTGGGTGGGCATGGGTCCGGGTTCGAACGGGACTTGCCGAAGTACGCGTCCCGCATTTACTGGCGGCCGAACAACAGCTATGACTTGACACCTGAGAACGCTCGTTTGTTTGATGCGGCGATGGTGATGGCTGCGGGCGGCAGGTGGAGTAAGGACAAGGTGGATGTGTTGCGTGGGGCCGGTGTGGTTACCGCGTTCAAGATGCACGGCACGGTGAAGCACGCCCGCGAGGTCGGCATTGACTACATGATGACGGACCGTCCGTGGGCGCCGCCCTTCTGCTAACTATGAGTCTGCCAGCGACGCCACTGGAACGCCGTCGTCCCAGGGTTAGCAACCACCAACTTCAACAACGGTTGCCACAAACGCTTGTTCCTATGCACCACGTTCAAGTGACAGTCATGCCACGGCACCCAACCAACCACAATCAGGTTGTCGGCTGTGTTCTTCCCGCCTTGTGACCGGTACAGGATGTGGTGGAGTGCGGGATGTTCAACGTATTGGCCGCATACCCGGCAGCATGACGCGTCACGGTCGATGACCTGCAAACGGACGTTCTTGGGAACAGTCTTTGGGTCAGCTTCGAGCTCCGACTCCGCAGACATCCTCGGTTACAGCAATACCGCAACTGGTTTATGCCTGACCGGCCTGCCAGTCAGCGGAGTCCCAGTACGCCTCGGAACCGTCACCCAGGAACACCGACTGCCCAGTCGTCCACGCAGTACCCGGCGAGGGTGTGGGGGCAATGTCGATCAGCGCAGCCAGGTTGTAGGGCAGACCCTCATCGAACGATCCAGGGGCACCAGCGGTGACCGCCGTAGACACTAGGTCCGGGTTGCCATCGGCGTCAGCGTCCGCAACGGCCGCTACGGCGCTCAGCACCTCAGCCTCTGGTCGTCCCCGGGCGAGGTCGGTTGCCATCGCACGCATGACCGTGTTGCTGCTGTTGATGGAGCCGCTGGCGTAGACCGGGTCCCACATGGCGCGGTGGCCGACACCGGCCTTGTCTTCGAGGTCATCGAACGCCGGGTTGTCGCTGTAAGCCATGCCAGCCTCCTAGTAGGTCTGGTGTATGAATCGGCTGGTTGGGGACAGTTATGAACGTTCGTCGGGGTCTTGGGATTCGGCGAACAGTTGGAACCATACGGATGCGCCGTCGTCTCGGTTATCGCATATCAGGCAGAGCATCGCACCCTGCCAGGGTAGTTTCTCCCCGCCGCAAAGGAAACACCCATCCTCATTGCCTCGATATTTCCAATCGAGGTAATGATTTGGCTTAGGCAGCTTTGCCACGCTTAGCCTTTGCTGCGTAACCACGAGAGCGACCCATAGCCGCACGAACCCGCCCCAACTCCCGCTCACCCATCCCACCCCACACCCCAAACTGCGGCTCCGGATGCGACAACGCGTATTCTCCGCACCGCACTCGCACCGGGCAAACCCGGCAGAACTTCTGTATGACTTCCCGCTCAGCGGCAGGACGACCCGATCCTTCCGCGAACATCAAGTCTGGGTCCGCCTGACGACACACCCCGTACTCCATCCACCTGATGTCCGGAAGGCTCACCCGAACCCCATCCCCTCTGCATCTTCTTCGTCGTCATCGACCAAGTCGACAACGTCCGCTGTCGTGTAATCCTCCAAGGCGTCGGAGAGCACCTCCTCAGCCTTAGCCCTTAGATCGTCAAGTCCGGCAGCATAATCAGGGTGCGGGGCGATAAACAACGTTTGCATCAACTGCAATGCGCCTTCTTTTCTGACGCCACCTGTGTCAACGAACTGAATAACGGCCCCACCATCCTCAAAAGCAATGGAGCCGATGCGATACTCAGAGGACACGGATAACACCATCATCGTTAGGGTCCGACGGATCCCACGGAATCGTGTTCACCACCAACGGCTTCAGCACCTGCTCACGGACGAGACCACCCGTTTTCGGGTCCACATAATGCCGCACAGCTACCACCCGATACTCCCCCACCAGACGCACCCGGTCATCAACCGAAATGATCACCTCAGGCAACTCATCCGTAGGCATCGACCCAGTGATCCGCACCACCGCAGCATCCACAGGACGCCCCTCAAACATGGGGATAGGCGGCTCAGGTGCAGCCGGAGCGATGAACGGGTTGACAACCTTCAACGGGTCAGACATCAGACAGCCTCTTTCGGATCAAAGGGATGAGTACGCGCACACACACGACACTTGAACCACAGCGTGTCCCCGCCGAGGAAAAACCTGCTCGCCTCCACCGCACCAACCAGCCTGGAATTCTCGAAGCAACAATCCGCCGGGTCCGTGCTCCTTTCCCACAACGGACGTTCCCGCCCACGGCACAACTGGCACAGCTCATTCACCAACGGGTACTGGCACGCATCGGCATACCGCAGCCCACAATCGCTGCACCCGTGCGCGTGATACTTCCCGGCCATCTTCGCCGCAACACTCGTCTGCATCACAGCTCATCCGCCAACCGCTCCTCAACATCGAGCAACGAATAGTTGGCCTCCGAGTTCACCGCCAACGCCATCTCCCGGCAATCCCCGAAGTTCTTGTACCCCTCACCCGAGTCGGACACAACATTTCCGTTGGCCGCCTCCCGATGCCACCGCCACTCTCCCGCAGCATCCTTGTAGATAATTACGGTGTGCATGATTTCTCCCATCCGTCGCAAGTTTCCGCTTGACCTTCGTAGTAGATTTCCTCATCGAACAGGGAACACCTCGAAGTAACACCAGAATCAGTGTTCACATCCTCTTGAGATACGCAGTCCCAGCACATCCTCCGAACCGTGGGGAACAAGATCAGGTTTGCGAGCGAGCCTTCCGCCATTCCTCCAACACCTCCCCCATGTCCGCCGCCCTGGTCCGAAGAATCCTGGAGACCCACATGTCCGACTGCGAATCCGACAACGCCAGTTCTCGTTGCAACGCCGCTTCCACTGCAGCAGTGCTGACGTTGACAACCTGATCCCGTTTCCACTCACGGGCATCATCCAAGTGGTAGAAAAGTTCCTGATGCGTCTCCGGTTGAATGCGGTGCGCCTTGCAATAATCCGCGCACGCCAACACATCATCCGGACGCACCCGCCGATACGCCATCATCCGTTTCAGGATCCCCGCCTGCGCCACCCGCCACGGCCCGTACTCATCTGGCTCCCCGATGAACTCCCCCATGCCCAACTTCTCCAACAAGTAATCGTTGACCTGCATCGCAGTCATCTGCTTGTCGCTAACACGCGTTCTCGGCATCAGTTCACCACCTGCAGCTGTGTGACCGCCTGCGACTCCCGGTACCGCTCATAATCTGTGCCCCTTGAATACAAAGCGTTCTCCTGTTCCACCCGATGCGCGTTCTTCCTGTCCAACGAATCCACAATCGCCAACGACATATTTGAGAACCGAAGATTTGCGGTTGTTCCCTTACCGCCATGCCGTGACTTCAACAACTGCAACTGGAACGCCCCCGTCACCGCGTCCTGCCCGATGGCCTGATCCGGGCGGAACAGCGACAACACAAAGTCTGCGGTCTCCTCCACCACCCCGGAGTCCCTGGCATCGTCCGCCTCTAACGGGCTGCCGTCCTTCGCACCCCGGTTCACCTGATGCGGGGCGATGATCGCCACGTCCGCTTGCTTCGCCTCCGCCTTCAACTGCATCACCGCATCCGATGTTTTCTCATACGGTGACCCGCCCCGGAACCCACGCGCGTAATACCCGAGGTAGTCCACAACAACAAGGTCCGGCGGTGCACCCACATCTTCGGCGTACTCGGCAACAAGCGTTGTCATATCGCTGGCACCCAGGCGGTTCTCGTCGACGATGCGCAACCATTTGTAGTCGTCACCCATCTGCGAGATCGGCGCCTCCGGGTTGTGGAAGAAGTGGATGCGGCGCAACATCCCGAACAACTCCACCGCGGTGAGCTCCAAAGACAGAAACAGGGTGCGGTGAGAACGTGCGTTGTGGCATACGTTCGCTAAGAAGACAGATTTCCCTGTCCCAGTTTTCGCGAGCGGGATCATCACCTGACCTGGGCGCAGCCCTGGGTGGATCCGCGAGTCCAACGACGGGTACCCCAACTTGATGCCGGGGCGGTGCAACTTGTCCTGCTCCCACTTGTGGTGCGCCTCAGTGATGGAGAACACCCGCCGACCAGCAAGGTCCGACTCGGCCAGCAACGCCATGACGTCCCGCCAGCCGTGCCCACCCCACGAATGCTCCTCAGCCTTGTCCCGCAGATACTCAGTCCAGTCGCATTTCTCCTCACCGCGTGGCAGGTCCACCACCCTGGACTTCGAACCGAACAGTTCCTTCAACTTTGCGGTGCCGGTCTGCCCTGCCGCGTCCGGGTCCAACCCGATGTACACCCGTTTGGTGGTGGAGAAGTAGTCCGCCAAACCTTCCGGGAAAGCTTTTGCGCCAGGCAAGGCGACAACGGCCATTGCCCTGGCGAGCGGGTCTCCTGACGCCGCAAGATGCTGCTGGACTATCAGCGCATCGAACTCCCCTTCGCAAACAAGTGCACGTTCAGCGCCAAGGAGGGAGTCTTCGTTGTACAAACGGACGTTGTCACCACCGGCTGTGCGGTAGCGGCCCTCAAGGTCTTTCGCCCGCAACTGCACAACTGAACCGTGGTGCAGGTACGGGATGGTCAGCGAGTTGTTGAGGAACTCCTGCCCCTGCGGAGTCAGCAGACCTGCGCCGATCAGATCGGCCACGGTGGCATCTAGTTGTCTGGCGAACCCCAAGTTCGGTGGCACGTACCCGATCTGGTTGGTAACGATCGTTTCTGGGTCTAGTCCCCGCTCAAGCAGGTAGGTGAGCACGGTTTCGTTGCTGAGTAGCAGTTCATGGGCGTGCGCTGTTGCTTGTTTCAGGATCCGGCGTCGTGCGATGGGATCCTGCCCAGGCAGGTATTCGACAGTGTCGTTGTCGCTGTCACCGAAGTGGCGTAGCAGTGTTTTGCGGTTTCCTGATTCGCCACACAGTTTGCAGTCGTACAGCCATGAATCGGTGTTCATGTACAGCTTTGGTTGCTTCTTCTCTTCCCCGCAGAAGAAGCAGTGGCACACAATTTCTAACCCGTTGGCCTTCTTGACCTGGACGCCCTTACTAGATAGGTACGACACCAGGTCCTGGTCCACTTCGGCCCTCCCGAGAACGTCCGTTCTTGCCCACTCAAACAGTGCAGAAAACCTTACAAACTGGTGCCCCGGCCTGACTTGAACAGGCGGCTGGCCATCGCGGGATCGGGGGGATACGCGGCCCAGTCGGGGCGATCATCAGAACGGTGGGGAGTCGGCGAGCGCGTCAGCAGGGAACAAGTCCCCTACGTCCAGCCCGTACCACATGCCGTCACCGTTCTGCTTCGGTCGTGGAGCCTGGTGCTTCACCGTGAGTAGGCACCGCAACCCGACCAGGGCATCGGTGTCGATACCCTCAGCTTCTCCCCACTGCTTGCCGGTCAATGTTTCCGCCCACTGACGCACAACATTGTCAGCCCGGGTGGAAATGTACGGAACGGTCATCTGTGACACGTTCACCCCGGCGTAGGGGCCATCAACCACATGGAATGTCCACTTCCACTTCTTGTACATCACCGGGTCACCAGTTTTCGGGTCAACCAGATACTGCTTGGTCTGACGGTCCTTCGACTGGAACTCTTTGACCTCAACGGAATCCAACCGGGCGGGGACCGGTGTTTCCTCGGGGATCATGTATTCAGACTCTTGCTTCATCTCCGACTTCGGCATTTTCAGTTGCTCCTAGTTCTCGTTTTTCCAAGTTTCGAAACAGTCGCTGCACAGGAAGGTATTGGTTCTCAGCATTGCTAAATCCACCCGATTCTTATCCTCACCTGACAGCGACTTCCCACAACCCGTAGCCGGATCGGACTTACCGACCATGCGGGCGGGCTGCCCTCCGCATACACGATCATCGGCTTTCTTCGCCTCGGTACTGACCTCCTCTTTTTCCGGCTCCACGGGCTCGTCGACCTTTTCCGGCTCCACGACAACGCCCGTTGTCGTCCCCTCGTGCGGGATCTCCTTGTCTTCTTCAGCCTTCTCCACTGGTGCGGAAGTGGCGTCGACTTCGATCAGCACCGGGTCCGGCTCAACTGCCTCAACCGTGTCCTTGTCCTTCTTGGTGCGCGGGAAATCCGCGACCGTCGCCATCACCTCGCCCCTCTCATCCGGACCCACCGGAGTCACCTCCGACGTCGTCGAACCCAGCTCCTCGACAACGGTCGTTTCTGGGAACTCCTCCACGTGGTCGCCGACAATTGACTGGAACAAGTTGCTGAAGTCGTCGTCGGTGAACCTCACCGGAGTAGTAGCAGGCAACCTGCCGGACCGGTCCTTCAAGATCGGGTACCGAGGAGTCGGCTGCCACCGGATCGACCGCACCAGTCCCCGTTGACCGTTCACGGCAGCCCAGTCGGTCTCCATCACACCAACAAGGTCGAACTCGGCGGCGATCTGCTCCCGAAGGTCACCCTTCAACTTGGGACCGACCGTTACCAGGGTGCTCTCTTCATCACCGGTGATCTTCTCCGTTGTTTCCTTGGTGTGAAGGTTGACCACAATGTTCATGGGCAGGTTCAACAGTTTCTCCACGAACTGTGTCATCTTCGCGTCTAGGTGCCCCCAGTCCGCCCACCCAGACAGGGCGTCCTTCCGTTCCGACACCAGGCGTTCATGGATCACAGTCCGCTGGTAGGAGTCGAGGGTGTCGATGATGAGGGTGTGATACTTGCGGTCAGCGCCGCGTGCCGCTTCTCGCTTCACCGCGTCGAGTAGTTCGTCCATCTGTGAGGACGACCGGATCTCGCCGTAGGGGATGCCCCGGTCGGCGATGGACATTCGACCTTGGTCACAGTCAGCGACGATGGGCTTCGGCCAGAATGACGCCGACCGTGTTTTACCTGCACCTGGCGCCCCCATGATCAGCGCCTTGATGTACGCACCTTCACCTAGATAGTCCTGCCAGCCTGTTGTTTTGATGATCAGCGTCATAGTTTTCCTTGATTCATTAGTTGATTTCCGATGAAAAGGGTGTACACGGGGGGGATGGACAACTGGCAGCCCTTCTCCGTCATCCACTCCGTACCCAACAACTGCCGCTGCACCCGCACCGACGGCACATAGCCGCCCTTGCGAACAATCCGCGCCTCAACTTTGTCCCGCCTGGCCCCGCCGTAAGACCCGGCAACCTGCATCCCCTTCGCGTGCCTGCACCCACCCGCACCCCACAGGACGACGTTCGACTCAAAAAGCCGGTGACGGAACATCTGCAAACGGGTGCTGTCGTCATCAACGACAGTTCCAGGTACGTGGAACTCCGTCCAGCACAGTTGAAGGGGATTGCGTAACTCGGGCCGGGCGTCAGCAACGTTCTCGATCACATACGGCTTCCCGAGGTCCACGAGGATTTCCCGCACCACCGGGATCAACCGGTCGTAGCGTTCCAACCGGTCCGGGATCGCCGCAGTCCCACGGGTGTATCCGGTGCACGGCGGGGACGCATGAATCACATCGTATTTGTGGCCGTGCTGGTATAGATACTCGATCGCGTCCGCGTTCACATTTTTGAACGGGTAACTACGCAACCGAGCAGTGGAATTGTCCACCCCGAACACTTCGAATCCTGCCTGGGCGTAACCCATACCGGCACCGCCCTCACCGCAGAACACATCGAGAAGGATCACGGCTTCGCCCCATACCGCTTCTGCGGTTCACCGTGTTTGAAATCAGGGATGCCAGTGCCACCACAAATCTTCCGAAACGAGCAGTATTGGCACACCACCCCATCCAACGTCGGGGAGTAGATTGCCTCCTCCTGCGCCCGCACATACGCACCAACAGCAAGACGCAAACGGTCGTTGTCATGCGGCCCCCGCCAACCACCGTCGGCGTACTTCACCTCCTGCATGTTGATCCACCGGAACCGGCGGGCCGCAACATCCGGAATCTGCAACCGGGCAGGCCCAGACCACCACCACTCCTTCGTCCCCTCATGCAACCGGTACCGGAACTTCGCCAAGTACCGTTCGATGCCGTCGAGGGTGGCCTGGTCAAACGACGGGAAAAAGTCGGACTGCCAGAACTCCGGCTGCAACGTGGCATACGCATACGCGGTGCCCTGAATGTTCTGCCGCAGGTAGAAAGCCTGCTTCCCCGTCTTGAAGTCCTCAATCGCCAGGATCGGGGTGCCGTACCATTTTCG